ACCAGTACAAGTATCTGATCGAGACTCGTGTCTCTGGCGCTCTGACGAAGCCAAAGTCCGCGCTGATTCTTGAGAAGCTTCCGGTGCACGTATAAATCAAAATAGGACCCTATTCTAACTAATAAGGAGGCACATAATGGACAGAATTTTTGAACACTCTAGAGATCTGCATGTTCGTAATTATGTTGTATATTCCGGCTCAGACGGCTACGCCTATGTGGATGCTGAAGAGACCGAACAAATCACTGCAAGTCGATTGGTAGACGTCTTTAAAAAGGGTCTGTTGGTTGAGGACGGAGGAAAGTTCTACGTTCCAACCGCTATGGTATATGAAGATGGTGTTACGACTATTACCTATGTCAAGGCTGATTCGTCAACCCAGACAACGGCAGTTCTGACTCTCGCGTCTTCTATCGATTACCCGTTGGAAGCTCTGCTGGAAACCCTCACAATCGGCACGCTTACACTGACTCCAACGTTTGACGGAGACGTCTTTACCTATGCCGCTTCGACCATCGGTGCAAGCGCGATTGTTACTGCGGTAGCTACTGATCCTGGCGCAAGCATTGTTATTCGTAATGGATCGACAGTGGTAGCTAATGGCGCCGCGGCTACGTGGACGGTTGGGGCAAACGTGGTAACCATTACGGTTACTAATGGCGAGGCCGACAATGTTTATACAGTCACCGTCACAAAGACACTGTCTGACACGTTGGCGAGTCTTGTCTTTACCGGATTGACTCTTAACCCGACATTCGGTTCCGGAACCACGAGCTACACGGCGGAGACAACTGATGTGAGTAACGTCATTACCGCTGTAGCCACTGACCCGGCGGCAACCATTGCTATTCTGCACGGGGAAACGCCGGTAGAGAATGGCGCCGCTATCACCTGGGAGGCTGGGGCCAACACTGTTACTGTGGCGGTTACTAATGGCACCACGAAGACATATACGCTGACTGTCACTAAATCGTAAGTAAAGGAGGACGCTCGTATGGCAAAGTTCTGTGGCAATATAGGATATTCAGTCACTACTGAAACCTCACCTGGCGTGTTTACCGAGCAGATAACAGAACGTAACTACTATGGCGACACATTGCGGAACGTCAGTAAGAGCCAAGATGGCCAAAATCTTAATCAAAACTTTACGGTCGACAACAAGATTAGTATTGTCGCAGACCCCTTTGCCTACGAGCACTTCTATGCTATGCGATATGCGCACTGGATGGGGGCTTTATGGGAGGTTAATTCTGTAGAAGTCCTCAATCCGCGCCTAATCTTAACTATTGGCGGCGTGTACAATGGGCCAACTCCTGATCCTGAGACGAATGGAGGCGAAGATAATGGGCCAACGCCTTGACCTGCAAGCGATTCTACAAAATCTTATCGGCGCTCGTCCTGACGGTAAGCAAAATGTCTACTTTCAGCCTCCAAGTACCATTAAGATGGTCTATCCATGCATAGTCTTTAACCGCAATAACGCCAGCACAAGAATGGCCAACAATTTACTTTATGGGTATCTTTGGGGGTATACTATTATGGTAATTGACCCCGATCCAGACAGTTATATTCCGGAAAAAGTGCTGGCGTTACCTTTTTGCGCGTTTGATCGGCACTACACAGCAGATAATTTGAATCACGATCTCTTCAACATATTCTTTTAAGGAGGAACCAAAATGTCGAAACTTGTATGGGACAATACCGGTGAAAGACTTTACGAAACCGGCGTAAAGAATGGCGTTCTTTATCCTCGTAACGCCGCAGGGCTCTATCCCAAGGGCGTATCGTGGAATGGCCTTATCTCGGTTACTGAGAGCCCCACGGGCGCGGAATCAAATAAGGTTTACGCCGACAACATCACATATCTGAATCTTATTTCCGCCGAGGAGTTCGGCGCAACCATTGAGGCGTATACATATCCGGATGAATTCGCGGCTTGCGATGGATCTAGAGAACTTGCGACCGGCGTCTTTGTCGGGCAGCAGTCTCGTCAGGTCTTCGGTCTTGTCTACAAATCTCTTATTGGCAACGATGTGGCTGGCAACGATCTCGGCTACAAACTTCACATGATTTTTGGCGGTAATGCTTCTCCGTCCGAGAAAGCTTACGCCACTATAAACGACACCCCCGAAGCCATCACCTTCTCTTGGGAAGTCACAACTACCCCGATTGACGTTCCCGACTTCAAGCCCACCGCCTCTCTAACAATCGACTCCACAAAGGTCGACCCCGCAAAGCTCGCCGCCCTTGAGACTATTCTCTTTGGCTCGACAAATGCCGACGCAAGGCTTCCTCTTCCTGCAGAGGTTGCTGCTATCTTTGCCGCTTCTCCTCCCGCTGCCCTGGCGCTGGAGTCCATTGTTCCGGATGATGACGAGACGGGTGTTGCAATTAACACGACTATCGTGTTGACTTTCAACAACAAGGTTGCCACAGAAGCGATCAGCGTCACTTCTGATAGCGGTACGATTGTGGCGGGAATTAAGGCCTGGGATACTGCGAAGAAAGTTCTTACCTTTACGCCGTCTTCGGCATTGGAGAATAACGCGGTCTATCTCGTGGCGGTCTCTGGCGTTTCGGACATCTACGGTCAGTCCCTTACCACAGCAATCAAGAACTTCACTACAGTCGCTGGTTAACAAATCTTTGTAGAAATAGGGAGTCGTATTCAGGGTAAAGGGCTGGCGGCTCCCTAGTCTTTAAAACTTGAAAGGAGAAACACTATGTTTAAAAAGACTATGACTTATACCGACTTTGACGGAAACGAACGCACTGAGGATTTCTACTTCAACCTGACAAAGGCTGAGGTAATGGAAATGGAAATGAGCGAAACCGGCGGCTATTCCAAGCTTTTGGAGAAGATCGTCGCCGAGCAGGACTCCAGGAAGATTATCAAGAACTTCAAAGAACTGATCCTTAAGTCTTACGGCGAAAAAACTCTCGATGGCAAGAGGTTTGTCAAGTCCGCTGAGCTTTCCGAATCCTTTGCACAGACGAACGCGTTCAACGATTTGGCGGTAGAGTTGTATACCAACGCCGAATCGGCTGCGGCCTTTGTGAACGCCATCATTCCTCAAGTTTCGGAATAATACAATATAGGAGGCATGGAGAATGCTCTACTTAACGGTTCCCTCAAGAGAGCTGTTCGACGAGGCTACTTCAACCTTTAGTTATACTAAAGAAGAGAATCTTCAGTTAGAGCACTCTCTTGTCTCTTTATCAAAATGGGAGTCAAAATGGGAAAAACCATTCCTGTCAAAAGACAAGAAAACCACAGAGGAGATTATTGACTACATAAAGTGTATGACTATTACTCAAAACGTCAAACCCGAGGTATACGACAATCTTCCAAAGGAAGTTTTCACCAAAGTCGACGCGTATATTCACGCTAAGATGACAGCCACGTGGTTTAGCGATAAGCAGAATACTCCTCAATCGAGGGAGGTTATTACCGCTGAGCTTATCTATTACTGGATGGTTGCCCACAACATTCCTTTTGAGTGCCAAAAGTGGCATTTGAGTCGGCTCTTAACTTTAATCAAGGTCTGCAACATCAAGAATCAGCCTCAAAAGAAGATGGGCAGAAAAGAAATGCTGCATAGTAGAGCGGCGTTAAATGCGGCTCGTAGGACTAGCATGAACACAAAGGGGTGAAAGTAATGGCCACAGCTACCGATAAGGGCAAAGAGGTAAAGGATGAGGAGCTCCCTCAGACGGTCCTCGACGAACTGAGTAGTGGGAAAGGAGACGACGATGAGTAATTCTTCGCTCGTTGAGTATACGAGGATTTCTCCAAACAAGACAAGTCCCCGTAATAAAACCATTGACACGATAACCATTCATTGCGTGGCTGGTAATTTGTCGATTGAGACTATTGGCTCGGTTTTCGCGACGGAATCAAGACAGGCAAGCAGCAACTACGGCGTGGGCACCGATGGTCGTATCGGCATGTACGTAGAAGAAAAGGACCGGTCTTGGTGCACTTCTTCTGGGGCCAATGACCATCGAGCCATCACAATCGAAGTCTCGAACAATGGCGGTGCCGCCACAGGCTGGCGCGTCAGCGGCAAGGCTTTAGCCTCTCTGATTAAGCTCATCGCCGATATTTGTACGAGAAACTCAATCAAGAAGCTTATCTGGAAGGCGGACAAGAGCCTTATTGGGCAGATCGACAAGCAGAACATGACGGTTCATCGGTGGTTTGCCGCCAAAGCGTGTCCTGGAGACTATCTCTACGAGAAGCATTCTTATATTGCGACGGAAGTCAATAAGATTCTTTCCGGAGGTAGTTCTTCTTTCGTCACAGATACTTCCGCGGCAACCGATGCGTTCGCAAACTATCCCATTCTGCGTAAGGGCAATAGCGGCGCCTTTGTCAAGATTCTTCAGACGAGACTCAACGTTCACGGCGCAGCCTTAACAGTCGACAGTTCCTTTGGGGATTTGACACTGACTGCTGTGAAAGCTTTCCAGACAAAGAAGAATCTTCTCTCCGATGGTGTGGTTGGTTCTTTGACGTGGGCAGCGCTTTTAGCTGACCCAGTGAGCTCTTCTCTGCCGTACAAGATTAAAATTACGGCAAAATCTTTGAATGTTCGTAAAGGTCCTGGCACTGGTTATGCCGTCACTAAGACTTTGACGAACGACCAGAATATTTATACTATAACGGAGGAATCCGTTGGCACGGGAGCTACTTTGTGGGGTAAACTGAAATCTGGTATTGGCTGGATTTCTCTTGACTACACGAAGAAGGTTTAGCTCCACATCAAACTTGGAGGGATAAATCATGCTTGAAGTCATAAAAGATTTAGCACTGTTGCTTATCCTTGCCGGTGTCTGTGTGATTGGTGCGTATATTCTGAAAGCCAAAAAGCAGGAGATTCGCAAAATTGCAACAGACCTCATTCAGAAAGCGGAGATCGCAATTACCGGTTCTGGAATGGGCGCGGAAAAGAAAGCCAAAGTAATCGCACAGCTGCAAGCCATGGGTATTAAGGTTGACACCTGGCTTGACACTGAGATTGACACAATTGTGGCATATTTAAACGCTAAAGCCGGGTGGCTTGTTGTGGAAGCCATCGACGGAGTGTCGGATGACACGTCTACTTAATGTGTGGGGTCGGCAGGATATTCTGCTTAAATAAACCTCAGTAAGGAGGGCAGGGTATGATAGTCTTAACGCAAAGCGGCAACTTCAACAACACAGAAAGATTTCTGAAAGGCGCTAAGAAGCTTGATATTAAGAGAATCTTAGAAAGCTATGGTAGAGAGGGAGTTAGAGCGCTTGCGTCGGCTACACCTGTCGACTCCGGATTGACGGCGGACTCTTGGGGGTTTCGAGTAACAATCTCCAAGGGTTCGTTCTCAATCGTATGGACTAACTCGAACGTCGTTAAGGGCGTTCCTATCGCCATAATTCTTCAGTATGGGCACGGCACCGGAACTGGCGGCTATGTCCAAGGAAGAGATTACATAAATCCTGCGATTCAACCAATCTTTCAAAAGATTGCTGACTCTGTATGGCTGGAGGTAAGGAATTTATGAGCAATTCGATCGACGAACGCATTGTAAACATGCAATTTAACAATAAGCAATTCGAGTCAGGTATCTCAACGAGTTTGAGTTCTATCGAAAAGCTTAAGAAGGGCATGGATTTCGATGGCGCAACCAAAAGTTTATCCGGTCTGAGTGATGCTGGTAAGAAATTTTCACTCGCGGGAATTGCTGAGGGAGTCGAGCAAATCGCTGGTAAATTTTCTGCCCTGGGAATTATGGGGGTTACCGCGCTTCAGAATATTACTAATTCGGCAATTAATGCAGGCAAGCGAATTGCCTCGGCATTGACCATAGACCCTATAAATACTGGTTTCTCTGAGTACGAGCTTAAGATGAACTCTGTTCAGACTATTATGGCTGGTACTGGCGAGAACCTCGATACGGTTATGGAAAAATTGAACGAGCTAAACGTATACGCGGACAAAACCATTTACTCGTTCTCAGACATGACTTCTAATATTGGTAAATTCACAAACGCTGGCGTCTCTCTTGAGCAGTCGGTGGCGGCCATTCAGGGTGTTGCGAACGTGGCCGCTGTCTCAGGCGCTAATGCTAACGAGGCTTCTCGAGCCATGTACAACTTTGCTCAGGCACTGTCGTCTGGCTACGTCAAGTTAATTGACTGGAAATCTATCGAGTTAGCTAACATGGGGACCATAGAGTTTAAACAGCAACTTATAGACGCAGCTGTCGCTGCTGGGACGTTGACGAAGGCTGCGGATGGCATGTACACGACGCTCGAAGGAAACGCGATTAGCGCCACTCAAGGATTTAACGATAGCTTGCAAGATCAGTGGATGAGCACTGAGGTGTTGGTCAATACCCTTAACCAGTATGCGGATGAGACTACTGAGATTGGTAAGAAGGCCACAGCGGCCGCTCAGGACATTAAGACTCTTACCCAGATGTACGACACTCTTAAGGAGTCGGCCGGTTCTGGCTGGGCTGAAACCTGGGAGATTATCGCTGGTAACTACGACGAAGCTAAACTGATGTATACCGAGCTTGGTAACGCGCTTAGTGACATCATTCAAAGTTCCGCAGATGCTCGAAACGAGATGCTCAATGTCTGGAAGGACGAGGGCGGACGAGAGGATCTCATCCAATCTTTCCGAAATCTTGGCGGAGCTTTGAAGGCCATCGTCACACCAATCAAAGAGGCGTTCCGAGAGATCTTTCCGGCTCTCACAGGTACTCGGTTAGCTGAGATTACTAAAAGCTTTAAGGAATTTACAGAACGGCTCAAAATAGGAGACGATACTGCCGCTAAGATTCGTAGCACTTTTAAGGGCCTCTTCTCAATTCTTAATATTGGGAAGAACGCTTTCCTTTTCCTTGCTCGTGGAGTCAAATCCTTTATTCAATTTTTAGCTCCGGCCGCCAAAGGGCTTCTTGCTTTTACCGGGTCTATTGGCGATTGGCTGGCTGGAATAAATGATTCACTTAAGAAATCGGACGCATTCAACAAAGCATTTGAGAAGCTTAGGGATGTTATGACGGATGTAGCCGATAAAGTACAAGCGGCCTTTAAGAAGCTCGCAGATGCCTTTACAAGCTTCACAGGTGTAGACCTATCGAGTCTTGATGCCTTTGTGGCAACTGTGAAAGAGAAATTTCATCCACTCGAGGCTGTTGGCAACTTTGTAAGAAAGGCTATAGAGGTAATCGGCAAGGTCTTCAAATGGGTTGGGCCCATCTTCTCTAAGGTTGGTAAGACCATTGGCACGGCGTTCAGTACTATGAACTTCCAGGGACTGATTCAACTCTTTACCACCGGAGCCTTTGCTGCGGCTATTCTCGGGATTAAGAATCTTGTTGGCTCCTTTAAAACCATCGCGGATAGTGCTGGGGGGTTTCTGAAAGGAATTACTGGTATTCTGGATGGAGTGCGCGGTTCTCTCGAGGCCTATCAAGACAACATTAAGGCTACAACTCTGCTGACTATTGCCTCAGCCATCGCGGTTCTCGCCGCATCTTTGCTGGTCATGTCGTTTATCGACTCTAGCAAACTTACTGGCGCGTTGACCGCCATCACTGTTCTCTTCACTGAACTCTTTGGCTCGATGGCTATATTTGACAAGATTTCAACTAGTCGCGGCTTTAAGCGCATGTATACAGTCACCCGAGCGATGGTAGTTCTGTCGGTCGCGCTTCTTATCTTGGCTAAGGCAGTCAGTGAGCTTGCCAAAAATGACTGGGACGACCTGGCCAAGGGTCTTCTCGGAGTAGCTGCGCTTATGGCTATGATGGTTGGGGTCTCAAAATTGATGGCTAGCTCCTCGGCGAGGCTCATTAAATCGTCGGTTGGTTTAGCCATATTTGCCGTGGCCATAAGGCTGCTCGCAAACTCTGTTAAAGTGCTTGGCGAAATGGACACTATGGCTCTAGTTAAGGGAATGCTGGCACTAATTGGGGTTCTCTCAATGCTGGCACTCTTTATGCTGGCATCGAAGTATAGCGGGTTAACTGCCGCGGATGCCTTAGGGCTTGTGGCAACGGCACTCGCTGTGCGTATTATTGCCTCCGCA